GTGCATCCTGCCCACCCCCAACACTTAACACACTTGAAAAGATTTGTCAAGCTTTTTATTTCCCTATAGCATAGCTGTGGAAATATGTCAAGTCTTTTTAAGTGGCGAAGCCCTACCATAACTTGACAAGATTTGCAAGCTATTTATTTATATTTATTATACTTGAAAGACTTGACAAATCTGTCCAGTTCGTGTAGTGCCTAGTAAACAATCCCTAGCAAATCTTTATGAATATGTCAAGTATAATATTACTTGTCGTGGCTCGATAGATATCCCAAGCTTATCAATACCTTAGCCCCTAATCTATAGGGTTTTTAATACTTGCTATCTTAAGTCATTCATGTATAGTTAACACATGGCAAAAAACCATGATTATAATAACTACTGTATAAATATACAGTATACCTAAAGGAGGGTAAAAAGATGAGTATAGATATAAATTTACATAATGTGCAAAGTATAGAGGTATCAGAACCTGAAGAGCGTCAAATAACTAAAGAAGATATAGGAGACTATTCAGGAATGAAACCTTATAAGTATTTCACAAAGAATCTTACTTTTGTTCAAAAAGACGGATCAGAAACAGTAATAACTTTGTTTGCTGATAGCCTTGAACAATTAGAGATTAAATAAACCTTACCAAATAAAGGAGGGGCTAGAAATAGCCCTTTTTTTATGTCTGTTACTTTCTCAATACTGTATATCAATTCTAAGGGCGTTTTAAGTCTTATCCCTATCTCTACTATTAAAATAATTATTTCATTTACTTAGCAAGTTTTTACATTTTAGCTATTGCTTTTTAGTTTCTTTTATGTTAGTTAGCTTAAAACTACTGTATAAAAGAACAGTATTTATTTTTAAATTAATTCTTGACATATGTTTGTATTACTATAATATATGCATCAAGTAGTTAAGTTAATTACAACTTAATCGAAACGAGGGAAAAGATATGCGTCAAGCAATGTTAGTTTTAAATCCTAAAACTTTAACACCAGAACTAAAGAATGTTTTTGTTGAAGTTGAAAAGGAAGAGATTAAAAAGGGAATGCGACCTTTTGAAAAGTCAAGCGATAAAATCAAAAGGAAGCGAATTTTTAAAGTTTATAACAGGTGGAATGATACGAACACCAACAGAAAGGGAAGCTTAACACCTTACCAATACTTTAATATACACACTAGTTTAGGTGAGTATGGAAAGAATCCAGCTTATTCAGTATAAACCAGAAATCCTAAGCATGATTTAAAACTGCTTACTTTTTCTTATAAGTTTTTGAAAAAGAATTTATAAAAAAAGGTTGACAAGTTCGAAAGGACTTGATAAGATACCTTTATAACTTAGTAAGTCTTAATAGATAGAAAAGTTAAAAAGATTTAACCAATCTTAATGATAATAAAATAAGATGGTTAAAATAATTATAAATAAATAATGGAGGGCTTAAACTTATGAATATAAATATAACAAGTGGTGAACGTATAATGCTAATTGTAGCAGTTGAGGAATCAATTAAATTAAATGCAAGTAATCCAAATAACTTTGGAAAAGGTTTAGTAGATATGTGTGATAATGGATTACAGAAGTTAAAAAGAAAAATTGAGGAGGGCTTATGAAAAATGAATTTAAAGAATTCCTTTCAGAAATGGAAGGACTAGAGAAGTTTAACTGGTATGTATTAAAACCTATTGCATTAGTTTTATGTATAGGTATAATGATTATACTATAATAAATAAGGGAGGGCTTATGAAAGTAAAATTTAAAGGTAAAACTTATAAATCTTATCAAGATGTACTTGATAAACTTTACAAGGATAAACCAATTACATTATTAACAATGGGCGAAAGTAATTCCAAATTGAAAAAAGGTATTACTGAAACAATGAGCGTAGCAATTATGCACCTATTACCGCATGATTTAGCGGATACATTAATGGAACGCTCAATCAAAAGAACCTTGTGTCCTTTTGCAATAATGGGCGATTGTTGGCGACCTTGTTTAAATACTGCGGGAAGAGGCGGTATTATAACAAAGGGCGATACTACAAATACTATAGAATTAGCAAGATTGCGAAGGACTTTATTTTATTTAGATAATAGACAAGAATTTCTTGAGAAACTTTATAATGAGATACAAAAATTTGTGACTAAGTGTGAGAAAAATAATATTAAACCTTGCATTAGATTAAATGGTACGAGTGACATACAATTTGAAACTATCAAATTAGATAATGGCAACACTATTTTTGAGGAGTTTCCGAGTGTGCAATGGTATGATTATACAAAGATACCTACAAGGAAAGTTGAGCATATAAAGAACTACCATTTAACGTGGTCTTATAGTGAGGCTAATCAGAAGTACGCTAACTATTGGAAAGAAGCTGTAAGCAAGGGAATGAATATAGCTGTAGTATTTAGGAAGGACTTGCCAAAGTCTTACAAAAATATGCCAGTTATAAATGGAGATAAAACAGATATGAGATTTAAAGACCCAATAGGGGTTATTGTAGGCTTGAAAGCAAAAGGAAAAGCTAGAAAAGATACAAGCGGATTTGTGGTAGACGTTGACAACGCTATAGCAATTAATTAGAGGAGAAATAAAATGGCAAAAGCAACAAGAAAAACTTATGAAGCTTTGGCACAGCTTTATGTAGATAGGGATATGGAAGTTGAACTATCTGATGATGAATTACTAGAATCACTTAGTATTAGTTATGATGAATTCAAAGACTATGTGAGAGCAAGCAATATAAGACATAGAAGGCACGTAGCAAAGTGCGAACAGATATTCAGAGAGCAAAGGTTTAAGAAGCTAATAAAGATATGTTGGTTGAAGCTGCTTGTTGTTAAGTAGCATAAGGAGATTTTTAAAAGAATTTGACAAGGCTTGACGAACCTGTTAAGCTATGTCAATGGGTTAAAATAAACAGCACCTAATTATAAAGACTGTTTAAACATAGTGAGAAAAATATGAAGGAAACTTTAGTAGTAGTGAATGGAAAGAACAGAGTAAATGTTAAACCATTCCAAACAAAAAGAAGGGAAAGAAACCAACAGTATATACACGTTAATATATTTGGTATCAAACTTTTTAAAGTAAGCACACACAAGAACTTGACACGTTCATTAGGTGGCAGATTTACTAAGAAAGGTTTATCATTTAATCTAGGTAAAAGATACTTAGGTTTTTATAGTAAATAAAAGTTTAGTGTGGTTAGTAATGAGCTTATATAAAATTCTGGTAAGTCTTTGATTAAATTCAGAGGTCAGTAATAAGATAGAAAGTAAGATAACAAATGAAAACATTACTTACCTAACCACACGCTTTTAACACAGGAAAAAATATGAAAAGAAAAAACATAACAGACGTAGGTTTAATGGCAATAGGTTTAATATTATTCTTTGCGAGTAACATAAGCTATATACTTTTAGCCTTTGCCTTTAGAGATTTTAGTTTTCCTTTAATGCTCATGTATTTATTAACAGTACCTGCTTTAATATTAAGCGTGTATATAATAGTTGAGAGTGGTAAAGAAAAAAGAACTAGAATAAAACCTATGGCATTTAGCCAGAAGTTAGCCCGTGTATCGAGGGAGTTAGAGGAACTTACTTAAATATAAATAACAGTTGCTATTTAAAAGATAGCATGATATAATATAATAAATATATAAAGTATAATATATAATTATATTAATATATTATAATATATATATAATAAACTTAATAAGGAATATAAATATGAGTATAGAAAATAGATATAGTATACATGAAAGTATATTAGCAGAGTTAGATAACCTACCAACTAACGATTGGTTAGATACAGAGGTTGGTAGTGATATAAGTTTGAGTGATAGTACTAAGGTTAGTGGCTATTGCAAAGATTGTGGCGAGACCATTGAGAAATGTTCGGGCTATAAGTGTTGGATAAAATAAATAAAAAAGTGAGGAATGATATGATGAGTAAAGAAGAATGGGCAGAAAATACTGTTGATGATATGGATTGGAAAGACTTAGCAAGACTAGCTTATGATGCTATGCTAGATAGTGTTATAGATATGTCTGATAAAGAGTTTCAAGAATACTTAATAGAACAAGGATATGAGGAGATAATATGAGTAACAACATAGAAGATTTAATAAGAGATTTAATCAATGATGCTATACAATGCTTTGCTGATGATGAACTTGAAGAAGCAAAACGAGATGCGTATGACAATACAAGTGAGGTAGACTACCGAGTTGATAATGCAGATAATGAGATTGAGGATTTAAAAAATAAGGTTAGTGAATTAGAAAGCAGACTGGATAGTTTAGAGGAGAAAGAATGAATAGACCTATCTTCGGCTATGACCACAACGGCACTAACATTGAGTGGACTTGGAATGTCTCACCGATTGAGAAGATGAGTTGGAAAACTTGGCGACCACGTTTAAACAATGTTAAGATAATTAGTAGTGGACTTGATGATGCAACGTGTGTTATAATAAAAGAAGATATATATAAAAGTGTTATGGATTCGGAGTATCCAAAGAAAGAAAAGCTAACAGGTATGTATAAACAGAGAGGATATAAATGAGGACAACAACAGGACAGGTTACACATGAGAGTGTAAAGAAAAAGACTTCGATTGGTAGAGGTAACGTAGGTTTCTCGACCATGAATAAAAGAAAGAAACAAACCTACAAAAAATATAGAGGGCAAGGAAAATGAATATAAAACATTTAAAAACTAAGGTAACAATAGAGTTATCACCAGAAGAATACACTATATATACTGAACAAGTTAATAAACTTGACGGGATAGTATCAGGACTAACTGAGTTTCACGATTTATATGTGAGTGATTTAGGTAGGTTAGAAACTTTAAGGTGGAGACTAACAGACTTGTTAGGTCTTGAGTGGGACAGAGACAAGTTTAGATACATAAAGGAGGAGAAGTAATATGGTAAGTGCAAATAATTTAAAACAATATATAAAACCTGATGTTAGTCAAATGACATTAGATGTTATTGATGCTATAAAAGCTAAACAAAAAGTTCAGTTTAAATATGGAGCAGATGAGTATAGAGAACTCTTACCTCAAGAATTCTTCGGAGACTTTGAGGGCTTCGGTGGTCTTACTAACATGGGAGAGTACAGACAGTTTCTTTTTAGCAGAGTAACCGAGTGGGTAGGTATACCTATGTACTATAAAGTCTTTGTAGAACTAGACATGGTTGGGTATCCTGAAGATAAAGATGTAGCATATAAACTACATCAACTATTAGATAGTGCCGAGCCTATTACGTATACAATTAAACCACAGTCAGGAGATAAATAATGAGTAATGTAATAAACTTAACAAAACATAAAGAAACAAAGGATGAGTTGCTTGATAGGACAGCTATAACTTTAGTAGCTGAGTACACAACAACGCTTGAATGGGATTTGGAAGAATTAAACATTGATGCTAATGAAATAGATGATTACTATATTAAGTATGGTACACTTCATCTAACATACAAAGATGGTAGTACAACTGAGCATGAGAATAACTGTGAAGGCGATACAGATTATAAATGGGCAGACAAAGAAACATTTTATAATGATCAGTTTAATGAAGTGTGGTTAGACATATGACAGAGTATGATATCTTTCCCGTGTATGAAAAAATAATAAACGATGATAAGATAATGTCCGTTCATTACAACAATGGGATTAGGGAAATTAGATATGCCGATGGTACACTAGAACTTTATAAAGAAGATAAATTAATTCAAAAAAGAAGTTGACTTTGATTAGCAACCCATGTTATAATAGAGGTATACATGATAGTTTTAAGTGATAAAGAAATAGTATTAACAAGAGAACAGTACATGAAAGTAGGTTCTGATTCTAATATTATGAATGATTTATATGAGATGAAACTTGGACATAATCTAAGGGTAATAGATAATGATTATGTATTATCTTTCTTAGATAAACAAACATATGATATGTTCATGGGATATATTTATGAACCATACTTGAGGGAAGAAACACCATGAATCATATAGCTAACTACGTAGCCCTCACTATACCACTAGTTAGCACGTATCCTATACAGCATAGGGTTAGTTTGAGGTCTAGCGATTCACTTAAAACCTCACACAGTTTAAACGACTTCAATATCAATAATAAAATAGGAGAAAAAAATGGCAATACTTGAAGGACAATGTGAATGGGCAGCAGTAAGAGTGCCCAACACAACATTTACACCAGAATATCAAATCACTTTAGTGCTTGATGATAAAACTGCAGACGATTTTACAGGTCGTGGTTTTAGAGTTAAGGATGTTGATGGTGTTAAAAAGATTATGTTCAAAAGAAAAGTTGAACGTAAGGATGGTACACCTAATGCAGTACCTAAACTATTGGACGCTAACAAAGAACCACTAGACATATCTGTCGGGAATGGTTCAAAAGTTAGAGTACAATACAGAGAGTGGGAAACAACCAATCAGTTTGGAGACTTTAAAGGATTAGACCTTCAAGCAGTACAGGTTATTGACCTTGTTGAATACACAGGTTCTGATGGTAGCGAATTAGAATCTATAGATGATGATTTGGAGTTTTAATTATGACAGAAGAAGAAATTAAACCTAGTATAACAATAGATAATGTACAGATTAACGTGGAGGATTTACCTGATGAAGGTAGAGGAATCTTCGGTAGGGTACAACGATTGAATCAGAAGAAAGCTAATATCATTCTTGACTTGGAAGAGTTACAAGCAGGTATAAACTTTTTCTCTAATAAGATTATTGAGATTGTTAATGCAGAAGGACAACAAGACTCAACTGATGTAGTTGATGAAGAACTATCAGAGTCTAACGACTCAGACTAGTGTGCCTAACAAGTTGCTAGACCTTGTAAAAACTAGCACAGTTTTAATAACGTGAGGAAATCAATATGGCTTTTGTAGAATATAAATTACCATGCCCTGAGTGTGGTGGTAGTGACCCAGTAGCAAAGAATACAGATGGTTCAGCTAAATGTTTTAGTTGTGACACCTACTTTCTTAACTACGAGGGAGCAACCAAGGGCAAGACAATGCCAACAAAGAAACAAGAAACAATAAAACCAATAGAGAATCCGCATGGTGCAGATTACTCTGCTCTAACAGACCGAAGGATATCAGAAGCGACTGCTAAAAAGTATAGCGTCAAGTGTGTCCTTAGTTCTAGTGGAGAAATTGTTCAGCATCTTTACCCCTACTTCAATGGTCATGAGCTTACTGCCACTAAGGTTAGATATGTTAGGGATAAAAACTTTTCTGTTATGGGTAGCTTTAACGGGACAGGTTTATTTGGGGAGCAGCTCTTTCAGAAAGGTAAGTACGTTACCATAACCGAAGGGGAATGTGATGCAATGGCTTGCTATGAATTAATGGGTAGCAAGTGGGCATCAGTATCAATCAAGCGTGGCTCAAGTGGAGCAGTTAAAGATATCAAAGAAAGCTTAGAGTTCTTAGAAAGTTTTGAGAATGTTGTCATCTGTTTTGATAGTGACAAGCAGGGTAAGGAAGCTGCAAAGAAAGTTGCAATGTTATTCCAACCTAGTAAAGCAAAGATCATGTCTTTACCTACAGGGTTTAAAGATGCTAATGATATGCTACGTCAGAACAAACATAAAGAATTTGTTGAGGCTTGGTGGTCAGCTAAAACTTATACTCCTAGTGGAGTTATAAATGTATCAGAATCAAAAGGAGATTTCTTTAATCGAGAGAAGAAAGAAAGTGTCCCTTATCCTTGGAAAGGTTTGAATGATAAACTGTTTGGGATGAGACAGGGAGAGCTACTAACCTTAACAGGTGGTACAGGACTAGGTAAGTCTTCAGTAACGAGAGAGCTTGAGCATTGGTTGATTAAAGAAACTACAGGTAACGTAGGTATCATAGCTCTTGAAGAAGATTGGAGAAGGACTGTTGATGGTATCTTATCCATCGAAGCTAACGCTAGACTATACATTGATCAAGAGCGAGATCAATTCTCACCAGAAGAGATTGACAAATTCTTTGACATCCTGTATGATGGGGAGAATAAGAATAGAGTATGGGTTCATGCTCACTTCGGAACGAATAGTATAGATGAAATATTTAATAAGATTAGGTTCATGATCATAGCATGTGATTGTCAATGGATAGTAGTAGATCACTTACATATGTTAGTGTCTTCATTATCCGAAGGGGATGAAAGAAGGTCTATAGATAATATCATGACCAGACTTAGAAGTATTGTAGAAGAAACTAATGTTGGTATGATATTAGTATCTCACTTACGTAGGGTAGATGGTAATAAAGGACACGAGAATGGAGTGGAGGTTAGTCTTTCACACTTAAGAGGTTCACAAAGTATCGCACAGTTAAGCGATTGTGTTATTGCACTTGAACGTAATCAACAATCAGAGGATGAAGAAGAATCTAATACGACTAGAGTGAGAGTATTAAAGTCTAGGTACACAGGTGATGTGGGTCTTGCATCTCACTTACGTTACGATAGAGAAACCGGCAGGCTAAGGGAAGTACCTAAAGAACAGTTTGAAGAAGATGATAATGAACTCTTGGAGTTATAAGAATGGACATAGTATTTGACATAGAGACAGACGACCTTAAGGCTACCAAGATACATTGTATTGTAGCACAGGACGCTGACTCCAAAGAGACATACAAGTTTCCTCCTGATAAATTAGAGGAAGGATATAAGTTTCTTGAGAAAGCTGATAGACTTATTGGACATAATATTATAGGGTTTGATATCCCTGTATTAGAAAAGTTAGGTGGTATAAAGTTATCTCATAAACCTATTGTTGATACTCTTGTTATGTCAAGACTATTCAATCCTGTACGTGAAGGAGGACACAGCTTAGAGAAGTGGGGTTTTCGTTTAGGTTTTAAGAAGATAGAGTTTGATGATTACTTAAACTATTCTAAGGATATGTTAGAGTATTGTGTACGTGATGTACATCTCAATACAGTTTTGTTTCATCACTTACGTAAAGAAGGAGCAGGTTTTAATAAGGAATGTGTCGCACTTGAGCAGACTGTTGCAGATATAATAAAGAAACAAGAGGACACAGGATTCCAATTTGATTTGCAGAAAGGGGAATTACTTTTAGCAGAGTTACGAGAGAAGATGCAACAAGCAGAGGATGAAGTTCATAAAGAATTTAAACCTAAGTTAGTTGACATCAGACAAGTAAATCCTAAACTTAAGAAGGATGGAACATTATCTAAGTCAGGATTAACCCCTGAAGAGTACGAAGAAAGATTACCTACAAATAATATTAAACCTTTTATGCGTAGGAAACTTCAAGACTTTAATCTTGGTTCACGTAAACAAGTTGGTGAGTACTTGATGGAGTTCGGTTGGAAGCCTAAGAAGTTTACACCTACAGGTCAGCCGATAGTAGATGAGACTACACTTGGTAAGATAGAAAAGATACCTCAAGCTAAACTTATTGCTTCATACTTTCTTTATCAGAAGCGTATTGCTCAGGTTGATTCTTGGATCAAAGCTTTAGACGAAGACAATAGAGTACATGGGTTTGTAATTCCTAACGGAACAATTACAGGTCGCATGTCTCATAGGAGTCCTAACATGGCTCAAGTTCCTAACATACACAGTCCATATGGGAATGAATGTAGGTCTTGTTGGATTGTTAAGGACGGATATAAATTAGTAGGTATAGATGCGAGTGGTTTAGAACTACGAATGCTTGCACACTACATGCAAAACGAG